TGCTCGGGCGCGATGAAGCTCCTGGCAGCCAGGTGCGCCAGATCCCCTAGCCACTCCGGAAGTGATCCCTGGATCGCCCACGCATCCTGGAAGTCGGATGTCGGCAGCGGTACCTCTGGGGGCGCGAGCAGGCTTGGAGCCAGGTGAGGCATCCGCGGACGGCGGGCGACCTGGTCCGGGTACTCCGGGTATGCGATCTCCGGGGCTGGTGGCTCGAACGGAGTGAACGGGATCGGGGCCAGGTGCGACAGATCCTCGAGGCGCTCCGGCGACGGGACTTGGACAACCCAGGCGTCCTGGAAGTCGGACGGTTGTGGCGGGGGCTCTATCGGAGCGAAGAACGCCGGGAACGAGAACGTCCGTGGCGCGGCCCGCGGGTTTCGGTCTGGGTAGAACGAACGCGGCTGCTGCTCCGCCGACGGATCCTGAACTGGCACGGGCGCGACCGGAGCGAAGAAGCTGGCCGAGAGCGCTGTCCGGTCGTCCTCACGCTCGGGCGGTTGTGGCGAGTCCTGGTTGAGCGGATCAATGGGGTCTTGGAACAGCAGCGTTTGTGAGAACTCGACCCACGCTGCCTGGGCCCCGGTCTCGGTCTCATTCTCCGGCAGATCCGGCGCGGCGTCGTGGAACTTGAACGAAACCGTGCCGCCCACCTCGGCGATCATGGATCCCGTTCCGACCTCGACCACCAGCCGGTCCCCGGGGAGCACCGCCAGCGTGCCCAGCGCATCGCTGTTGGCTATGATCCGGTTAGTGAATGTCGGGTCGGTGCTGTAGGTGTTGGTGTTGCCGTAGGGACCGAGGGTGAGCAGCGTGCCACGCAACGTCGAGCCGTCTTCGCTGAAGACGCGGACCGAGACGTGGACGCGGCTGTGGACCTCGCCGGCCGACTGCCCGCAGCGGATCTGACCCTTGAACGTGCCCGAGATGGTTTGCGCCGCCAGCCGGTCGCTCACGTACTGCCGCATCGAGCGCGTTAGCGTGAGTCCCAGTTCTGTGGTGACGGACTCGGTGACCTCGCCGCTACCGGTGCGCTGGCGCTGCAGCCGCGCCATCCCCAGCGTGTTGGTGTCGCCCCATGAATCCACCACCGCGGTCACCGCAGGCGGCCCGGGGTCGCCCGAGAGGTAGAACCGTGTTGGGGAGGGGATGAAGAAGAACGATGGCGCGAGCGCGATGAGCGCCGCCGCGGCCTGTCTGCGCACCGCCCAGTTTCGCTGCGGCACATCCCCGATCATTGGGTGCCACGCCGCTGGTAGATCCTCCTCGGCCACGGCGACCGCCACCATCGCCGCGTCGTCGCTCCCAGACGTATAGCCCACGGCCGCGCTGCCGCTGCCGGGTGTCGTCTGGCGGTCGACGCGACCGACGAAGGCGCCGAAGTCGTGGTCGCTCACAGCCGTCATCCCGGAGATCAGCGTGAGGTCGGTGGTGTTGGGGAGCCCCGAGTAGATCGCGAAGTACCGCGCCGCCACATCGCCGGCCGAGTCGAGCGTGACCTGCGGGTTGGCCGCGTTCTCCTGCACGACCCCCGAGGCGCGCACCTCGGTCGGTCCATTGGCGGTGAGCGTGACGCAGGTGGCGATCTTGACGGTCGAGGTGGCCGTGTGATCAATCGAGACGGTCTGCGTTCCGGTCGGGATGCCGTCGCCGAGGAAGTAGCAGTACGAGCGCCCCGCCTCGGTGGCGGTGTCGGCCGCCGTGGTGACGCGCGCCATCGCGACACCGCCGTAGCTTACGGATGTGATGAGATCGGTGCTGACGCTGCCGTGGAAGATAAAGACAAGCACGCCGCGCGGTGTGCCGCTCGGCGTGTGGCTGAAGGTGAACGGGTCGGGCGTGGTCGTCCAGGTGGCCGACTCCGTGGCTGCATCGTGCGCGACCGCCATCGGCTACTCCCCGAGCAGGGTCGCCCGCTTCCCCTTCTCGTACTCGTCCAGTCGCTTCTCGAACGGAACGCAGGGGTCGCACCGCTTGGACCCGCACGTCACCTGCATACAGTTCAGGCAGAACCCACGCCTCGTGCCGGAGCCGCGGATCGAGACGAAGTGTGCGCCACAGTGGCAGCACTGGAGTGTGTCGGCGACATCGCTCCCGTCGATGATGATGTGCCCGTGCGCCCGCCGCTCGGCCCTCGCGCCGGCGATTCCTTCCGCCATGGCCTAATCCCTCCAGATCATCGTGACATTCACGTTCGGAGCGCCGCCGTGGGCGATCGACCGGACCGCGATGCCCGCGTTCAGGGTCTTTGGGACCACCAGCTCTCGGCCGTGCAGCGCGAACCAGCGGACCGTCGAGCGCTGCCGTATGCCGAACGATACCAGAGCGCTGTTCACCGTCACGGTGGGTTCGACCGAGAAAGGCGCTCCAACCCCGAAGTTGCCGTTGGAGCCGTCGTCGAGGGGGTCGAGCGCGTTCTCGGAGAGGTCGGCGCCGCCGGTGCCCAGGTCGGTGGTGCGGACGAGGTCGAACTGGCCCGCAAGCTCGCTGGGAGCAGAACGGGACCCGAGGATCACGTCGTAGATCCTGGCGCGCGAGGCGTTGGCCGATCTGATCAGCAGGAGGACTTTGTTGGTTCCGGCCGCCGCCTCGTTCACCACCGCAAAGGCTGGCATGGACCTAGCTCTCCCAGTGGATCGTCGTGTTGATGTTCGGCGTCCCACCGTGGGCGATGCACTCGATTCCGACCCAGTGACCCACCGTCCCGGGGACGATGATCGCGCGCCGAATGTGCGATAGCCAACGGAAGGTCTGTCGCTGGTGGAGCCCGATCGAGAGCAGGGAGCTGTCGGCCGTCTTGGTGTGGCCGGTGATGGTGGCGCCCTGGACCAAGGAGTACTCGGCAAGGTTGTCGCTGGGATCCAGGGCCCTGGGCGAGATACTGGTGCCGGTGCCCACTACCGTGCCGCGGATGACGTCGAACTGCCCAGAAAACTCGGCCGGGGCAGAGTCCGAGCCGATCTCCAGCTCATACAGCCGAACGCGACGCCCGAGGGCGCCGTACTGGAGCTGGATCAGGGTCAGGTTGGACGCCGCCGCCGCTTCGTGTGTCGCGGAAAAGCGGGCTGGCATGACCTACCTCGCTCGCCGTCCCGCTACTCCTCCCAGTGCATGGTGGCGTTGATGTTCGGCGTGCCGCCGTGCGCCACCGACTCGATGCCGACCCATACGTCGGCGGTGGCCGGGATCACGATCTCCCCGCCCGGGGCTGCGACCCAGCGGAACGTCGCGCGCTGGTTCAGGCCGATGGAAAGCAGGGCGCTGTTGGCGGTCTTGGTCTGGCCGGTGAACGTGCCGCCCTCTGGCGCGATCTTCGCGGCAGGATTGCCGGGATCTAGCGCCCGGGCCGCGACCGCCGTGCCGGTCCCTGAGACCGTGCCGCGGATGACGTCGAACTGCCCCGCCAGGTCCGCCGGTGTGGCGTCCGAGCCGAGGACGATGTCGTAGATCCATGCGCGGGTGACCGTGTCCGGATTGACCAGCTCCAAGATGGTGAGCGTGGTGCCCGCCGGCGTCTCGTGCGTGACCGCGTACCTGCGTGCCATCAGAAACCTCCTCGCCGTCGCTGGCCGCTAGGACGGCAGGCCCGGCGTGTTGTTGATGGTGTGTGGTTGCAGTGGGCCGTAGATCGGCCAGTAGTCCAGTGTCGCCCCGGTGATGTTGGTGCCCGCCGCCAGGGTGATCCTGAGCTGGAATCGGTCGGATGGCATCGGGACAATGAATCCCGTAGCGGCGGTGATGCCCGGCTGAAAGAACATGAACCACGGCGCCTCGACCTCGGTTTGATTGAGCGCCTGGAGCGTCTGACCGGTGAAGACGGCTGAGAGGTTGTTGAGCCCAGAGCCGAGAATCCCGTCCCAGCTAGCGTGCGCGCTCATGGCGGTTGGCAGGGTCGCGTTGGATCCGCCCCAGATCTTGCCCAGGACGGCATAGGCGCCCAGCCCGGCGTTCAGGATGGCCACGTTGGTCGCGGTGTTCTGAACGATGGTGGGAAGCACAATCCGCCTTCGCGTTCCCCACTGGAACATCTGTCCTCCTTGTGCGTGACGAGGGGCGGCGACCGCATCCGTGCGGCGCCAGGCCCAGACGCGGGATCTGGTTGCCGCCCCCCGTGCGCGCTACTTCAGACGGACCCTAGCTGACCGACGCCGAGCCGCCCTTGATCAGGATTCCCGCGAAGGTGGTGAGGCCGGTACCCGGCGGCGCGACCGTGTTGATCTTGAACACCGCTCCCAGCACCGCATTGGTTCCGCCGACCGCCTGAGTCGCCACCGAGCCGGCGGTCGCCGAGCTGCCGACGAACGTGCCGATGGCGAGTAGCGTCGCGGTGCTCCTGACGCCGACCAGGCTGCCATCGCCCGCGATCAGTCCCCGCTTGCCCGCCGCGATCGGCTCCTGTGCGACACCGATCAGGTTGACGGCGTTGATGCTCGCGGGCGACTGGTTGACGAACAAGGCCAGCGACATCGGCAGGTCGGCCGTGGGTGTGGCGCCGGCCGCCGTGGTCTCCGGGCGTGGGATCACGCTGTTGGTCTCGTCCCACTGGACCGCCTGAGCCATCAGGATCGTGGTACCCCCGGCGGCGACCGAGGCGATGAACGTGTTGGCGAGTACCTGGGCGCCGCTCCACAGGAGGGTGCCGTCGCCACCGCGGATCTGCTGCTGCTGCTCCAGTCCGACGTTGAGCAACTAGACCACCTCCCTTACGACACCGTGCTGGTACGAACGACCTGAATCACGCCGTTCGCGCGCGGCTCGCTGACGATGAGCTCGCCCCGCCACAGGATGTAGGCGGTGCGGACCATCTGGTTGTGGGGCTTGCGGAACGCCTCGAACGCGAAGTCCGCCCGCGAGTCGACGTGCAGCTTCACGCACGGCTCGTACAGCAGGTAGACGTGCTCGTCCTTGTTCGTGTCGGTGGTGCGCGGAGCCTTCTCGTCCTGCACCCAGACGGCGCTGCGGAACATGAAGTTCTCGAACCCCGCCTTGAACAGCTCCGAGTTCTGGGTCGGCCGCTGGTAGCGCTCGTTCTTGACCAGCGCGAAGTGGACGTCGCTCCACGATCCGACGTTGCTGAGGATCATGGTCGGCGCCTTGCCGGAGCCGAGCTTGATGCGAGCGAACATCCGGTTCAGCGCCTCGAACGTCGGCGCCGCACCGCCGGTGAACGTGCCGGTGGCGCCGGTCGTGTACGTGCCCGGGTCACCGTTGTGGTTCCACCAGGTATTGACGGTGGCACTGCGGGAGATGCCGCCGTAGGTCATGGTCGGGGCGACCGGGGCGGCGGTGGTGCCGGTGAAGTCCTTGAGCGCGTACTGGAGCCCCGCCAGCGCCTTGGGATCGGTGCCGTCGTTGTAGACGTCGTTGCCCATGCCGTCGAAGAACGTGGAGCGGGCCCACTCGCCCTTGGCTTCCATCAGGTCGAGCACCTTCTCGGGGCCCGAGACCGTCATCTCCTCGTCCCAGTCGATGGTGAGATCGACGTTCGCGTTCTTCGGGGTGAACTCCGCCGCCTGGAACGGGTCGCGCACGGTGGGCGCGAACACGTCGGTGCCGGAGAACCACTTGATACCGCCCTGGGTACGCCAGCCGAGCGGGACCACGATCCGGCGGCCGCCGGTGAAGTGCTTGGTCTTCCCCTTCATCCGCATGAACGCGGCGTTCGAGAGGAAGATCTGATCCTTGATCATCGGGATGATGTAGTCCTGGACCATGACGTTGGCCTGGTTCCAGGGGAACGACGAGATCACGACGCCTCCCTATCGGGTCAGCGCTTCCAGCCGAAGCGTTTGCCGGCTTCGGCGATCGCTGTCTCCATTGTTTCGTTGGGACCGGGTTTCCAGGTCGAGCCTGCGGCCGAAGCCGTGGCGCCCTGGTCGACGATGGTAGCGACTGGCGAGCCATTCACGGGCTCGGCAGCATCGGTGGGTGGCTTCGCGGCGCGCCGAGTGGCGCGCACGGCTTCGGGATGCACCACGCGTACAAGCTCCGGCCAGGATAGCCGCGAGCCCGCCTCGGGGTGCTTCATGATCCAGTCTTCGATCTGATCGCGGTGCGCGACCGTGAGCGGCTTTCCGTCGATGACGTACTGAGCGCGCACGGTGTTGAAGTCCGCGTCGTCCTTCTGCCCCTGGCGCTCGACGTAGTCGATGCGCTGGTGCTCGCGCAGGTCGGTGACCTGCTGGGTCAACTCCTCGACGCGGGCGGCCATGGCTTTGAGGACCGGGTCGTCGTGTTCGCGCGCGGCAGCGAGGAGGGGATCCTCCTTGCCTTCCGGGGCCGGCTCGGGCGTGCCCAAGGCGGCTCCGATGTCTTCGCGCAGTCCGGCGATCTCGTTGAACAGCTCGTCGATCGCCTCGTTGTCCTCGACCTCCGGCTCATCGGCCGGCTCGTCGGGCTTCGCAGCGGGCTCGGCGGCCGGCGCGGCCGGCTTGGCCGGTTCCGCGGCGGGCGCCTTCTCGGGACGCGGCGGGAGGCCCTCTTCGGCCCGCTCCTCGTCGGTCAGGTCGTCGTAGTAGTCGGCGGTCTTCGCCTTCTCGGCGGACTTCTCCAGGACGTCTGCGGGCAGCACTGGCATTATTGGATCTCCCTCGGCTCGGTGCCCTCCGAGGCGTACATCTCCTCGGGCTCGGCGTTACTGGCCTCCGGTGACTGCCCAGGCATCTGGGGCGCCTCCGGTGACGGTGTGCCGCCCATCCCGATCCCGCCTCCGGCCTGCGCGCGCATCGCTATTTCTTCCATGAGGCCCCGCAGGATCCGCTTCTCCTCGTCGTCCAGTTTGCGATCTCCGAACAGGAGAGCGATCCCCTGTCGCGCCCACTCCTCGAGCTGAAGGGTGGGGCGATCGGCGGGGGCCTGGGCGAGCGGGGAGACGCCGGTTTCTGGCGAGAGGGACACTATCGGCCTCGTGAGCGGATGGCCGCGGCCTGGCGCCGGCGCGCCTTGCGGCTGTTGGCGGCGCGGTAGGGGAGCGCTTTGCGGGGGGTGCTGGCGAAGTGCCGGAGCTTTGTCTGGCTCATTCCGGTGCGGGTGGACTTGCCAGCGCGCGCGCGCCCGAGTTCGGCGCCCATGAAGCGGGCTTGGGCAACGCTGGTGGCGGGCATCAGTAGCCTGGCCCTGCCGGGCGGCGCTTCCGCGACACCCTGGACTTCGGCTTCAGGGAAGAGTCGGCCCTGATCGCGCTGACTTCGTGGCGGATCCTCCGGCGATCGGCGGTCGGTCGGTTCACCGACACGGCTGACGCGGCGCCACGGTAGATACCGCGAGACCTCTTGATCGCCTCGCCGTAGATCCCGCGGTTGGTCTTCTGTGCGCTCACTCTTCCGACCCTCCCTGGGCGGACTTCGACTGATCGCGCTCGGCCATGAGCTGCTGCAGACCCATCCGAGCGAGGATCTTCCCTCGATCCGGATAGTCAAGGTCCTCCAAAACCTGCTGCCTGTCAATCGCTCCGAGCTGGAGGAGCTGGAGGTTCAAGTCGGTGCGATCCTGCTCGCCCTGGGCGCTGCCGCTCTGCTGGGCCCAGCGGATGTCCCAGTCGTCGGGGCGCAGCTCGCCGGGGTTCATCCACATCTCGCGGCCGTCTTCGCCGCGGTAGTAGACGGTCTCTCGGCTCTTGACCGCATCGGCCCGCATCATCTTCTGGAGCAGCAGCGCGCCCCACTCCAGCATCGCCGGGCCCTTGGCGCGCGCGCGAGTGGCGGCGCTCCGGGTGAGCTGCTGGATCGCGGAGGCCGCCTCGACGCCGACCGGGCGCTGACCGGAGAGGGGATCGGGGGTGCCGGCAACGATCTGGATGTCCTGCCGTCGCGAGGCGCGGCGGACGAAGTGAGACTCCGCCAGGCCCTGGGGCTGCAGGTACTCGAGCACCGCGCCGCGCGCGATCTCCAGCAGCTCGCCCGCTTCGACCTGTTGCTTGTCGGCCCGCAGGCGCGAATCGAGGCTGACCTTGAGCGGCGGGTTGGCCTGCAGCTCGAGCGCGCGCGCGATCAGCTCGTCGGTCCGGTTGATGTCGCGCTGGATCGGGATCACGTCGTCCAGCTCACCGCGCGAGTAGAACCGACCGCCATGCTCGTAGTTACGACCGATCACGAGCGGGATCCCGCTCAAGGCGACGTCGACCGGGCGCGGGCGATCGAGCAGCACGCCGTTGGCGAGGAGCGGGATCATCCGCCACCCGGAGGGGCAGCAGGGCTCCTGGCGCGTGAGTGAGTGTGGGACGGTGAGCTCTCCGGTCTGGTGGTCGATCTTGCGGTCGCCCACGTACCTGACGCCCATGGTCGTGTAGTCGCGGACGAAGAGCTGGACCAGGAACGCGGTCTTTCCGTAGGTCTGAAACGACCCGGTGTCGATCCCGTAGTGGCCGGTCGAGGTCGAGGTCTCGCCTTCCATGACCGTCGAGGGCAGCGTGCCGACGATGTTCGGCAGCCCGATCCCGCCCAGGCCGATGTCGTCCAGGTACGGGCGCTCTAGGACCTCGTAGGAGGGGCTCGCGATGTTGTCCGGCTGGATACGGTCCGCGACCTTCGGGAACACCGCGCGCAGGCGGCGGACCGAGGCCGGGCGCGCGATCGCGAAGCACTCGAGCTCCGACTCGTGGCTGGCGCCGTCGGGGTAGAAGTCGAACGGCGAGAGATACCGCGCGACGCTGGTGCCCTTTGAGTCCCAGCCGATCATCGGGCAGCACCAGCCGTACTTGAGCAGGTCCCGCACGCAAACCCTGAACACGTAGTCGAAGCCCGAGGTGTCCATCTTGTAGGTCGCGTAGTTCGCGATCCGACCGATCCGGTCGTAGTCCATCGAGCGTCGCGGCACCGGCTGGGGGCGCGGCCGCACTTCGGTCAGGATCGGCCAGATGGTTTCGACCGTGGCGCTGCAGTAGTTCGTGATCGGCTTGTGTCGGTTGTCCCAGGGATCGGCGTAGTGGAATCCCGAGTAGTAGGACTCCATGACCTTGAGCCGCTCGGTCTCGCCGCGCTTGATCTGGAACAGTAGGTTCCACTTCTCGGTCGCCCAGGCGACCAGCGCCTTCTCGCCCGCCTCGTCGAAACTGAAGGCGCCGAAGGGCGGGGTCTCGGGGACGTGACGCTCACTCGCGACGAATCGCGAGCCGTCCGCCATCGGGAACAGGGTCGCGGGCATCAGTGCCGCCGGCCGAGCGAGAGCTGGCTGCCGGGAGAGTCGCGGGTTGGCTCCCACTCTTTCAACCCACGCGCCTTGAGCAGCGCCTGGTGGTGCGCGCGACTCTTGACCACGCAGCCCAGCGACCAGTTGTAGTGCTCGGGGAAGTCCTTCAGAACGTAAGCCCCGGCGCCGGACTGCACCCGCGTGAGCCGCGTCGCGTCCGAACCGCAGGACGGGCATCGAGCGGTGACGGCGCGGCCAGGATGGCGGAAGTTGCGCCAGCGCCGGGGACACTGGGGTTCCGAACAGTAGAACGTGCTGCGGCGAGCGCGGCTCATCGCCCGAACACGATCGCGCGCTGGCGACGTTCCATGTCGACCAGCGCCTGGCGGTAGAGGTGTTCGATCACCAGCGTGCTCTTGCCGGCCGCACAGCGCAGGTGGATTGGGAGCCTGGGGCCGAAGGGGAAGATCTCGTAGCTGCCGCGGTTCGAGTCCAGGGGATCGACCGCGTGGGTGCAGATAAAGCAGTCGGTGTGGCCGTCCTGATCCGGCCATCTTCCGTCATCGAACGCGCGATCTCCCGCCATCCTGGCCCCTCTCAGCGCATCGAACCGACACCGAACCGTTTCGCGCGCGCTTCCTTCGCGCGGATCACGTCCTCGGCCTTGAGCCATTCTTCACAGGTCATGCCGGTCTTGTCAACCGCGTAGCGCTCCGCACCCGAGGGGTCGCGCTCCATCCGCATCCGGATCTCGCCCGCCACCGCGCGCACCTCCTCCTCGGGCAGCGGCGTCAGTGGGTTCGCCATCGAGCCGCGGTGGCACATGAGGCACAGGGCGAAGGCGACCAGCAGGTCCTTCTCGCAGCCGGGCTGGGCCTCCGCTTTGTTCTCGATATAGACCAGCGACTGCATCTGCTGGACGAAGTGCGGACACTCGAGCAGGCCCATGCGCATCCGCACGAACTTTCGGAGCGTGTTGAACAGGTGCTCTCGGTTCCTCTGGGTCGACAGGTACCCGGGCTTGTCGGTCACCTCGCCGGCGACCGAGTCCATGCTGACCTTGCGGAAGTACAGGTGCGGGTAGCCGAGCTGGAGTACGGTCTCCTGGAAGAGGATCCCGTGGTTGTTCGCCTCGTTGATGATCTCGCCGTTGCGGTAGTAGCGCGCCAGGTCGATCGCGTGGCAGGCCAAGACGTCCGGCGGCGCCTTGCCGTACCAGGTGGCGTCGAGGTTCATGGTCTGCTGGCAGAGCACGGCGAGCGGTGAGGGATCGCTCCCGGGATCGCCTTCGGAGGGATCGGCGCCGATGATGTACGTGTGCCGCGGCTGGGGCTCGCGGAAGATCCTGAGCCGGCCGCGGTCGTAGCCGACGATTTCGACCTTGCCGATCCCAGGCGGATCGGACTCGATCTCCATCCTGGGCGGCAGCGCGTGGGCCTGGACCTTTTCCGCCAGCGTGCGCGTGTAGTGGGCGACCGCGTGGGTGTCGAACGCGGGCCGGCCGGAGAGCGCGAACGCCTCCTCGGCGGTGGCCGGATACTCCTGGCGGAAGGCGTCCTCGTCCCCGTCGTGGTTGGCGGTGATGCACCAGCGCCGCCACTTGAGCTGCTCGGGCCTGACCTCCGGGTGCTGCTGGACGAACCGCAGCTCGTCGGCGCTCAGGAGGAACGGCTTACCGGCGAGCGGGATCCGGTACTCCGCGTGGTGGAACCAGGGGACGAAGATCGGCGTCCAGCCGCGCTCCTCCTCTGGAACCTCCGCCTCGAGCGAGAGCCCGACCGCGCGCTGCCAGACCTTGTGGAACTTGTTGCCGACGCCCTTGGCGGTTGACTCGATCACACCGAGCGAGTCGGCCAGCATCGGCAGCGTGTTCATGATCGCGACCAGGGTGTCCTCGGGCTGCTCGTAGCTCGCGAACTCGGACAGGTGGACGTCCTGGGCGGTGTAGCCGCGCGGGTCGCCCTGCACCTCGATCTGCATCCGTGATCCAGAGTCGAACTCGATCTCGTGGACGTTGTCGATCCGCCGCTTCTGCTGCAGGTGTTCGGGCAGGAAGCGGTGGAAGTTGCGGCTCATCCGGAAGAGCGCGCGTGAGCTTTTGATCGTGTGGGCGATCACCAGGCTCGAGCGGTGGGTGTTGAGCAGGCAGAAGAAGCACAGTATCGCCTCGATCAGGGTGGAGATGCCGACCTGACGGGCCTTGAGGATGATCAGCCGCGGCGGAATGTCCTTGGCCCTGAGCTCGAGGATCTTAGCCAGCACCAGCCTCTGCGTGCTGTTGAGCACCAGCGGCACCCGGCGCCCGCGTTTGTCGATGATCGACAGGCACTCGCGGCAGAACTGGACGATGGCGCTGAAGGGTTCTTCGGCGTACCGAGCGCGGTAGTAGTCGAAGTCGGCTACTTCGGCCGGCGGCGGCTCGTCACTCGGGGGCTGGGGGTTCGCCGACTTGCCGGGCGGGCGCCCGCGACGGCGCCTTGGCAATCCCGGATCTGGCGAGTCCGTCGAAGAGGAGCTTGAGGACGTCCGCGACGTCCTTGTACCGGCCATCCTGGGCCTCCGCGTGGCGTACTGCCGAGGCTTGCAACGATGACACGGCGGCGGTCGTGCGGTCCAGCGCGACGCCGTAGGAGGCGGCCTGGGAGGCGGTGACGCTCGCGGCCTCGGAGACCGCCTTGGCGGCGTTCAGGTAGGCGGCGGACGCGCGCCAGCCGGCGTAGAAGCAGGCGGCGCCGACGGCCGAGATGAGCGCGAGCAGCCACAGCATCGTGTGGAAACCCATCATTCCCTCTTGGTGTAGGCTTCGTGCTCTGAAACTCCAAACCCACAGATGGCCGGAACCATCCGGTTGCCGAACTTGTCGGTGGGGCCGACCTCGGCGATGTGCAAGCAGTGTGGGCAGACCGTCGCGTGGTGAACGATGATCGGAACGTGCGTCGGGCTAGAACGGCTCGACGCGGCGATCTCGTGGCGAGTTTCAGACCCGCAAATCGAGATGGTCTCGGTGGGCCAGAACAGGTGGTGTTTGTCGTTCACGTCTCGTCCTTTCTGATCGGGATACCCAGCTCATGCAGCAGGTCGAAGGCGTCGACCGCGTCGCTCGCGGATTCGATCGGCTCCAGCGGGTCGATCGCGGCGCCGTCGGTGTAGGGCCAGTGCGCGCGGTAGCTATGGCGGAGGTACGCCTCCATCGTGCGTCGGATCTCGGCGCGTTGCTCGGGCGTGGTCGAGAACCCGACCGAGCGGTTGCGGGGCGGATAGAGCGGCTGCGTGGTGGTCTGCCACCATGAGTTCACCCCGGCTGCGCGATCCACCTCGCTCTGGTACGTCGTGCCGAAGTCGTTCAGCTCTCGGCTCGCGCGCCGCACGTACTCGCGCGACTCTGCGCACAGCGGGCACACGCAGCAGGCCGGGTGCTCGTCGCCGTTCTGGTTCTCGAGGTACCAGCGGATCGACGCGCACGCCGCGCAGGAGCAGTGGTGATCGTGGGTCATGATCCTTCCTCGATCAGGAACGGGTCGGTCCACTCGCCGGTGGTCAGTACAGGATCGTGCCATTCGGTCCCGGCTTGCACTCGCGCAGGATCGACTCCAGGTACTGGCCCGGGCGCAGCTTCAGCGCCTTCGCCAGCGCCACCACCACACTGATCCGCAGGTCGGGCTTCCGTCGCATCCAGTGGGCCTTCTGCACGCGGAGGCCCGCCTGGCCAAACACGCGCCAGCGACTCGGCCTCCCGGGCAATCTCTTCCTCCGTCGGTCCAGCGCTCGCTCCCAGGCAGGATTCAACAGGGCAACCGGTTTGTCCCTTCGTCTTCGGCTGGATCCCGTGGACCGGGCAGTTGAAGAAGTTTTCCGCATCGTTCGCCTCCAGGTGGCACATCTGGCACACGCCGTTCGGCGCCGGCAGCCCGTCGGGACCTACCAACCGGATCACGTTCGTGGGCGAGTGGATCTGGCAGATCCCCCAGGTCGCGTCCGGCAGGACGTCGCCACGAAACCGATCGGCTAGGCTCACGGATGGAGTATAGACCGCGAACCTCCCGGTGACAAGCCCCTTGACAACGGAGATGGGCGGGCACACGATGTGGGTGTCCTGTTTCAAGTCCCGAACCTGGCGGTGAGCTGTTGAAGCAGGACAGCGCCTCCGCCGCCCTCGCGCGGCCAGCGTGTGGCAGTGAGCCGCCAGGTTCGGGATCCACCCCACACGGAGGTGCCACATGCCGAGCCGGGATCGCCGGCAGCCGTTCTGGTCCAAGTTCGTCTGGAAGGACTGGTACGCCAGCACCGCCGATCTGAGCCCCGAGGCCCGCGGCGCCCACATCGACCTGATGGCCTACGCCGCGACCCAGAGCCCCGACCGCTGCTCGATCCCCGACGACGACCGCCGCCTGGCCTACGCCGCTCGTATGAGGCTCGAGCGGTGGCGGAAGGTCAGGGCCCAGGTGCTCGCCCACTGGACCCACCGGCCAGAAAGCTGTCAGTACCAGCAGTCACGCCTAGCGGTAGATGCCAGCTCCTACGATAACTTCAGGCGCCGCAACGGTGATGGGTCAGAGGTTCGACCCGTTCATGGCACGAAAGGGGGTTCCACGCGCGTATCTGACTTAGGTGTAGATTCTTCTACAGAGTCTGATAAGGCAGAAGAGACCGAAAGGCAGGGCAATGGGGTTACTGAGCCTGATGAAGCTCCGAGCCTGCCCGGGCTGGGCGAGGAGACGCTGAAGCAGTGGACTGAGGGCTTCGAGTGGTTCTATCAGGAGTACCCCCGCAAAATCGACCGCGCCATGGCGTTGAAGGCGTACCTGAAGATCCGCCCGCGCACCCAGCAGGTCTACGATCAGATCATGGACGGCCTGCGCTGGTGGAAGTCCCACGAGTGGGATGGCCGGGAGGAGACCAAGATCGAGTACCCCTCGACCTGGCTCAACAAACGGAGGTGGTTGGATGCCCAGGCCCAGAACCAGCAGTAAGCCGAGCGCCGGAGTGCCAGCGGCGGATAACCCGGGCGCCTTCCTCTCGGACGGCCGCTACTTCGAGGAGGGCGACTGGCGCCACCGTGGCCACATCGACGGCCTGGTGCGGGCCCTGGTCAGGCAGCGCCGGCAGGGCCGGCTCTCGGTCGAGCTCGCCGTGCGGGCGATCGAGGCAGCGAGCGCCACCGAGGCGTTCCCGAGCGTCACCGCCTGGGAGATGGCTGGATCCTGGCCGCTGGTGCCGACCACGACCGGCGCCGAGGAGGCGGTGAAGCGCGAAGGGCGTGGGATCGACGGTCACTGGTGCGGAGAGCGGTGGCTGGATGGACCCGAGCACCTGTGTACGGAAACTGGACACCGGGCGGTCCCGATGCCGTCCGGAATGGTCCAGGCGCTGGTAGATGACCTCTCGTGGCCGAGCGAGCCGAGCCACGAGAACTCGGTGCTGGAGATGACCTCCAGCCCCAAACCCATTGACGAGACCTACTTTGGACGGAGGCAGCATGGGTCGTGATCAGAAGACGAACGAGGCGAACCGGCTCTCGGTGCTCGATTCGGTCCGCGGGCACGAGAGCTCGATCGCCCACAGCTTCAACCACACCGGCGGCCAGTGCCCCAAGTGCGGGTTCCCGCAGCAGGAGATGTTTTTCTGCCTGCCCGATCAGAACGTGCTGCCGCGGCTTAGGAGCTGCGAGCTGGACGGTGAGCACCTGCACCGGATGTGCCGCGCCTGCCACTATCCCTGGATCGAGCGCTGCCTGGACCAGGCGATGCTTTCCGAGCGCGAGGGTCGGGTGATCGCCGAGAGCGAGCTGGCGGCGGTGCTGGCGGTGGTGGCCGAGCGGACCGAGGGGATCGAGCTGGACTCAGCCCTGGTGTCCTCCCGCCGCGGATGGGAGCTCACGTTCTTCCGGGATCCCGAGAAGCGCACGATCCGAGTGACCTCCGCCCCGGCGCCGCCACAGTCCGGTCGTCCCGCCCACCCGAGCGCCGACGACGTCCCAGGAGCGCCGGCATGATACATACCGTGAACCCCAACAACTTCGAGAAGATCCTGCGGCAGATCACCCAGAGACACGCCGAGCGAGAGCGGGAGCTCGTGGGCAGGATCTCGCTGCTCGAGCGAGAACTGAGGCGGGTGACCTGGGAGCTGGCGGAGGCGGGCAGGGTGGCGGGTAAACCGCTGCCCGAGGGCTGCCAGAGGCCCGTGGGCGCTCCGGTTCTGGGGGTGCCGATCCGATTGCCCAGAATGAACCGAACGGGTCGGCCCCGCGCCACCACCTCGAGCCGGCCCAGCGCGGGACCGTAAGACCATGGGGGCCGACGGGGACCATCCTGGCAGGTTTTTCGTGGAACATCAAGCGCAACCCGTGGTCCAGCCTACTTCTCCAGCGGGAGTGACTGCTGGACGTTGAAGTCGATCACCGCGGCCGATCCGAACGGGTACTTGATCCGATCGCCCTCGTCGACCACGAGCGAGACCTTGACGCCAGCCTGATCGGTCCCCTCGAGCTTGATCTTCACGAACGTCTGGGTCTTCTTGAACACCAGCTCGTGACCGACTACCCGGCAGTGGAACTTCATCTTGCACCTCCCGTGTGAGGGTTTTCCGACCGCGAATGTACCGCGTGGTGACGGATGCGCGTCCCCCGTTACGGCACGATGGGTAGTCCGTTCGCTCCTGCGTTCGTGAGCAGCGGAGGCACTGGGCATCACCCCCCTTCGAGGGCCATCTCGAGCTGTGGCATCCGCCCCTGGCGCTTGAGCCGCGCGCGGGCGTCGCGGTAGCCGCGGGCGTAGGAAAGCCGCCCGATCGAAGGGTGGCCGCTCGCGGCGCTCCGGCTCGTGTTCACGAGCATCGGGAGCCCGCGCTCGGCGTCCAGGCGGCCGCGCTCGTAGAAGCTGATGCGCCAGCCGATCAGTGAGGCGACGCGGTGGCGCTTCACCGTGGGTCCATCTCGCGGGCGGTCTGGAGGTCGATCCGCTGCTGCGGGGTGAGCCAGGACTGCATCTCCCGGAGCACGAGTCCAACCTCTAGGATGGCTCCGATCAGATCGTCGGGGTGGACCGTGACGACGATGGGCGGGCTGTTCCCCGAGATGAACCGGGTGTAGTGGAAGAAGCGCGGTGTGTCACTCACGGCAGCCTCGCCAGCTCGGGCTTCTCGGTGACCTGGGCGTGGAACGCCATCAGCAGGTTGCGGAGCAGGATCGGCTGGCGGGAAAAGAGCGTCGAGCACGGACCGCAGAACACGATCGAGTAGCCGGCGCGAGCGAGCGAGGGGATCTCGTGCGGCCGGTCGATCGTGAAGTCGATCCGCTGCCGACAGGCGAGACAGGTCTGGCCGTCGAAGGGGAACACCTCGGTGCGACAGGGCTGGGTGCCCTGGTCGCGCGGGTGGCAGACCGGGCACTCGACTCTACCCGCTGCACGCACGACGCCGCAGTCCCCGCAGGCGATCATGTGATCGTTTAGATCGAGTCTCTGGTCTCGCTTGAAGTTGGTCGCCATGCCCACAGGATGAGGCCGCGAGGGTGTCGGTGTCAAGACCCACCGCACGCAGTCGGGGCGCCGACAGAGCCCGAGCTCGATCGACGCCCCGGAGGACGTGCCAGGTCCGAAAAACCGCTTCTTCTTCCGTGGGAACGGGTGGCGCTCCGGTGCTACTTCATCGGACTCACCCCCTCCGACTTCGCTCAAGCTCTCTCGGGTAGCGGTGAATCGTCAACCCACCGGCCCCGGCGGCCTACCGGCGGGTCCCTCAACGATCGGGAAGGAAGGGCGCCAGGGCCCACCGCCGGCGATCGCTGCTGCTCATCCTACCGCCAGGTCCGCGCGGCGCGCTAGTGCCCGATGGACATTCTCCAGATGCGTCACCGGCTCCAGGTGTTCAGGGTTCACACAGCGCTTGTTCCCGCAGCAGTGGTCCAGCTCGAGCCCCTCGGGGATCGGACCCCGCAGCAGTTCCCACACGACGATGTGCGCCCGCCGCTTCTTAGCCCACGCCTTGACCCGACCGTAGCCGCGGTCCCCGATCTGACCACCCCACTCCCAGCACGGGTGCTCGGGGATCGGGATGACCTTCGCCAGCACGCTCTCGGTCGTATGCCTGATCCCATGGGGCATGCCACCACCCTAGCCCAACATGGGGCCCCACCTCAACCTCCTGGATCAGCTAGGAGTCCCAATCGTAGGAGTCCCAGCCAAGGCACGAGCGTGTGGAGGCTCATGACCACCTCACCCCGCGGCTGCGCTTGAGCCTCTCGCGCCAGGTGGGGTCGCCATGCGCGTGCGGGTGGGCAGCGGAGGTGGCGCGTGCCGCCTGCCGGCCGGGCACGGGGCGCCGGCGTCTCCTCCCCCGGCGCCGGATCGAGGGCGGCCGGGGTCCCACAGCTCGCCCTGACCCATGACGTAGGTCACGCCGAGCTGTCATGCGGGGGCGCGGGAGCCTGATCAGACTCGGAGGGTAGCCTCCTCCTCCCTCCGTGCCTCTCCGTCTCTGCGTGCTCCTCTCGTAGCGCTG